GGGTTAATTGGGTTTTGTACTGAAGTAGGGGATACTTCAACATAAAGATACTTTTTAGTATTAGGATTATTAAGACCTGTTCTTAAATAGCCCCCACCAGGATTTCCTGCAAAAGGAATAATAGTATTTCCAATACCTAATTCGGCACCTGGGCCCCCTGTGTAAGATAAAATTTGATTATCATATGGAGATATAGTAAGAGATTTGTTATTGATGGCAATGCCATTTAAGATCTTACTATTATATAATTGGGCTAATCTGTTTATATCGTAATCAGCTTCCCCAATATTACCTAATTCAAACTCACCATTTAATTTTTCTAAATATGTTCTTTGAGTTTGTTTATTAAAATATAACCCTTCACCTATACCAGCTACACTTGCTAATGTACTTAAAGGATTATATAAACCATCGTTTAATGGGCCTCTTGTATTTTGCTCACGAACTCCAATACGAGATAAAAGTTCTTGTTTACCTATAAATAAAAGACCCTGAGGTGAGGTTAAAAATTTGCCTACTCTAACTTCATCTTGGATTATTGCTCTGGGGAGACCAAATCCACCTCTAAAAAAGTCTGTAACATTACCACCAAGCCCACCTAAAGGAGGTAATCCACTAATTAACTGATATCCATTACTTTCTGGAGCATCAGGAATTTGTGTGATTACATAAGGTGGGTTAGTGTATGTCTTGTACTTTAGAGACTTAAGATTAGTCGTTGAAGATACTAAAGGCATACTTAACCATTAAGGTTATTAAAGTCCGTTTACTAAGAATCCTCTACCTTCTGGGGCGGCTAACTTGTATCTGTCACCGGTTAATTCTCCATTAGAAAAGTCTAATTGAGAAGGTGGTGGTAATACTACAACTGCAGATTTTTTAGGACCATCCATTCTAAAATAGTCAGCTTTTTGCATTTGTAAGTTAGGGCTGCCATCTAATGAGTAACCATCAGTTGGAGCAGTTGGACCAGCCCAGTGCATTTGGGTTTGAGTCTTAGAAGTGTTCTTTAATGGGGGTGGAGTATTTCCGTCCCAGTAAGTCAAATCTGAGCCTTGAGTGGTTAATTTATCTAATAATGAAGCCATAATTAAATCGATTTAATGTTTATTATAAATATCAACCCTTATTGAAGCTGAGCAGAATTAGTCATTTGTCCTACTTCTAATCTGTTAGGATTAATAACTACTTTCATTTGTGATATAGCGTGTTGTTGTTGAGCCATAGTTTCTTTTAAGGATTTTATTTCAGAAATTAAAGGTGATAAATCTATAGATGGAGCTGATCCTTGGTTTGTAGCTCTCATATCACCACGTTCAGCAACATTTAATGGTTTGATTTTAGCTCCTTCTGGTAATTGGACAATTTCAGGGCCAACCTCACCTACTTTAACAGCACCACCTTCTTGTACTTCACCACCAAATTGAGCACCTGGGGGTTTGGCTTGGGCTGCTATTAACCCAACCATAGTAGCGGTACCTGCTACTGCGGCCGCTATACCAAGGGGTCCGTATTTAGAACTGCCCGAGAATATCTCTGCTATAGCTTTGGTAATTGAGCGATAAGCTGCTACTGCGGCTTTACCTGCCATAAAAGTCATGTATCCAACAGCAACACTTAATAATGGAACTAAAGCTACAGTTGAAGATAAAACAGAACTCATAAAACCTGCAATCATTCCTAATGGACCTTCAGCAATATCCGTAAATAAATCTTTCATTTTATTTACAGATTCAGTAAATTTTTCTTGTAAAGTAAGGTTTTCTATTCTTTTAGCTACATCTTCACCTTCAGCTGCTGCAATTTCTTCATAAGTTTTACCTCTATATTGTTCTAAAAGGAGCATTTCACTTAATTCACCAACACTCATACCTAATGCTTGAGCAAAAGCTTGTTGTTGAATAACGTTCATCTTTTGGAAGTCACTAAAATCACCCATCTGATTATTAATCTCATCCATTAATCCGGTCATGTTATTAGTAAGAGCAAAATAACGTGCTCTTTCTAAATTAAGTTCTTTACCGGTTAATAATTCAGCTTCTAATTCAGATTCAATAGAGGATTCAAAATTAAGTAATGAACCCGCTATTTTATTTACTCCTTCTAAAGTAGTACCTAAAGCAGTTGCTTTAGCTACAGCTTCAGTTAAAGCTGAGGTTGAGCCTTTGAATTGGGCTAAAGTATATGCTGATGATTTACCAACATCAGCCATTACTCCCTTAATGTCTAATTGGACTCCATATTGAGAACTTACAGATTGTGCTATTTCATATGAGTCTAATTTTTGCTTTCCAAAATCTTTACCAGTAGCTTCAGCAAAGAATTGTAATTGGGCAGCTTCTTCACCTGAGATTTTTAGTAATTTAGTTAATTCTGTTTGGGTTATTAAGTTTTTTTCATTTATTTGACCTTGTAATCCTAATAAAGCTGTTAATTCTCCCTGAGCTTTAACTAAATCTCGGGTTTGGATAGCCATTTGACCCGAAGATGAAGCAGCATCTGCAAAATCTGCTCTTAATTTACGAGCATCAGCACTGGATAATGCTAAATTCTTTTGAAGGCTAACAGTATCATTATCTATGGATACTATAGCATCTTTTATTTGTGTAAGAGCAAATATTAGTATAGTAAAAGGGTCAGTAAGTGCAGAAAATGCTTTTTTAAGAACGTTAGTTGCTAACATTCCTAAAGCTTCAGTTTTACTTACAATTTCTCCAGTTTCTTCATTTATTTTTTTAATTTCCTTTTCAGTTTCAGCAAATGCAGATGCAGCAAATTTACCGAGACCTGGGATACTGCCTAATAATTTTGTTAAACCACCAGCAACGCCTAAAGTATCTTCAATTTGTTTTTCAATGTCTAATTCTTCTTTGCGTTTTTCGTTTTGCTTTTCTAATTCTTCAGTGTTTAACTGATTTAAAGCGTATTGTTGTTGAAGAATACTTAAACTTTCTGCTTCGTTTTCAATTTGGGCTGTTACTTGAGATAATCTACCTTTTAAACCTGCTAATCTTCTTTGATTGATTTCTTCTCCTTCAGCTGCTTTATTTAATTCAGCTTCAATAGATTTTTCTAAGTTTTGTTGTTGCTGGACAATTTTAACAAAATCATCGGCTTCTTTTTTACGTTTTTCTCCTAATGATGCTGCTAAAGAATTTTGAACTGTTTTACTTTTAGTAAGTAATTCTTCGTTTTTAGCAATTTGTTTATTAATAACATCAATACCATTTAAACCAGTTTTTTGGTTTAAAATAGCTTGGTAAATATCTTTGTTATTCTTTAGTAACGTACTTTCAAAAGTAGTACGTTGTGTTTGGAGTCCTAAAGTTTCTTTTAGGGAATCAATAACAGAAGAAGAAATATCTAAACTCTCTCTTCTTAATTGAGCAGTTTTTTCTAATTCGGCATTAAGTTCCCTCTGCCTTTTTAATTCTTCTTCTGTAGCCATTAATGTATGTTATATGTAATAAATATTAAAAGTCCCAAAGTTTTATTAATACTTTGGGACTCTTTGTTCTTTACTATTGTATTGTTTACTTACTTTAGCAAATTCAGGGGCATTTATTGTACCATCTTCATTTATAACATTAGTAGTATTTCCTGATTGGGTTTGTTGCTTTTGGGATTCAGCTTGTTTTTTATAATGCTCTTGGAGTTTATTAAAAGTAAACTTACGTAACCAAATAGGCATGTTATAGACTGTATAATAGTCATAACCACCATTACCATGAAAAATTATTTCATGTATTTCAGTAAATAAAGATGCTCTAAAATTAGAAACTGTTCGCGATGTCAGGCCAAAAAAAGTCAAGTCCAATTGGAATTGTACGAAATCGACCGTCCTCCCCCTCGTAGGACATGTCTATGTCTGGCATAGTACTTTTATAATGTTCTCTTAATGCTCTTGAATCTGAGGCTAAAAGATAATTATTGATAAAGTTAATGATACTTTCCATATCACGATTACCACTTACTGAGGTAATAATGAAACGAAAACGAGTAGTTAGTTCACCTGCTTCAGGATTAATTTTTCTAAGACCTTCTAATTCTTTAGTAATGGATTTTTCATCTTTACCTGTTAAAAGTTTAAAGGTAATTTCAGTACCGGTTGAAGGCATAGTATAAGAAAACTCGTTAACACCTTCAGTTAAATTAGAAAAATCATCATTAATGTTATCTAATTTAGATAAATCAACAGTTTGTGTATTTTTTCCGTAAGATACCGTGTAATTTGAACCATAACCTAAGATACGGGCGGCCACTAATAAAGCATTTTTGTCGCCAATTAATAAGTCATCTAAACTAAATTTAGGACTGATTATTAGGGATTCTAATAATTTGTCTAAAACTATACCCTGTTGGATGTAGTTAGCGTTAGCTAAGATATCTTCTTCCTTAGCGGTCATATATTTCATTTCTACTTTACCCTCTTTAAGTGGGTGTCCCTCCGGATAAAAAAATCCTTTTGAAGGAAGATCAACTGTTTCAGTTGGGAATTTAAATTCTGCCATAGATTATTTGTTATAACTTGTATGTTTATAAATACTATAAAGGGAGGTTCTTTAACGGATTAATTAATAATTTTTACCTTGTATACGGTACAGATCAAAATCTTTGTATACTTTGGATTCTAATTTATCGACTCGAGAGTCGGTGTGTCGAACAACTTGTTCTTCAACACGGTTAATTTGTTCGTATAAATCATTTCGGTAGCGTTCTACCTCGTAATGTAATTCTCTAACGTTAGCATCTAACTCTCGTTGAGTTTTTTCCGCTTGTTTGCGGGTGATATTCATAGTCTTTAAGACCAAAAACGTACCTGCAACGATCAATAAATCGATCACTGCCAATACACCTAAAGTAAAAGATAGTGTTTCCATAGTTTTGTTTTAGTATTTAGATGTCAAAGAACCTATCCCTTATAGATTGAATTATAAAATAAAAAAAAGCTTGCCGAATGGCAAGCTTAATTTTAATTTTTGTAAAAAACTTTTTTAGAAGTTTAGTACGCAATAATCCATACCCATAGTAACAGTGAGGTTTACTGCACCTGCATCTGTATCCCAGTTATACTCACCAAAGTTAGCAGACTTAATGAATGCGCCTTTAATTACCCATTCAGAAACGATATCACCAACAGGGCCTAATACTTGGATAGTTGGATCTTTCTTATAGAAGTCGGAATAACCATCTCTACCTGTTACTGATTCGTGGTGTAAACGAAGCCATTCAATTACTGCTTGTGCACCTGAAGGTGTGATTGGATCGTATAGTGTCATAGTCAAATCATTCCAAACAGTTCTACCTTTTACTTTACGGTAGATGTTGATATGGTTTAATCTAATTTCACCTTGATCGAAGCCTACAGCAGATAAACCTTTAATCATGAAGGCAGGAATACCTGTAATAGTGAAGATAAATCTATTCTGAACTTTAGGTTCGAATGGAGTGAAGAAAATGTCGTTTATACCTAATACTGCCATTTTGCTGTGTTATTTATTTTATTATAAATATTAGTAGTTAAAACTTTTACGCTGGGAACGTTGCACCAGTTGGTAAAACGCTGAAGTCGAGGTAGATGAATTCGGCTGTCTTAGTTGGCTGGATGAAGATTTGACCTACGAGTTGGTTTCTATCAATAACATCTGCAGTGTTGTTTGAATCATCCATAATTACTCTGAACGCGTATAAACCTTGACGTTGTTGTACTGATTCTAAGTATGGGTTAACAATGCTTAAGAAGTTATTTCTTGTAGTTAGAGTATTTTGTTCGAATACTAAGTTGTTAGCAACTTGAGAAATGAATCCTTTAAGTTGGATTAACAATCTACGAACGTTTACTCTGTCAAGCGCAGAAGCTTTAGTTTGTAATGTTTTCTGACCGTATACTACAACACCAGTTCCTGGGAATGTAGCAATTGGGTTTACTTTACCTGTGTATAAGCTATCTCTGTTAGCTTGAGATAATTTTTGTTCAGCTCTAATTACTTGACCTAAACCACCTCTATTGATACCTGCAGGTGCGAACCATGGGTCTGCTGCTCTATCGTTAAAGGCGTATACACCTGGCATTAATGTTGAAGCTGGTACCCAAACGTTTTTACCTGTTTCTGGGTCGAGAACTTGACACCAAGGCCAGTAAGTAGCGGCGTATGAAGTATCTCTGTTAGCAGCTTGTGCTGTTACAGCACCAACTGTTGAACCATATCCTACCATATCAGGAATGTAAATACTATCACCTCTGTTTTGAGTATTTAAGATAGCATTAGTGATTTGACCTGTATTAGTGGCAAACGCGTCTACTAAACCTGGGGTTGTTAAGATGTAGCTTGTGCTGTTACAGCACCAACTGTTGAACCATATCCTACCATATCAGGAATGTAAATACTATCACCTCTGTTTTGAGTATTTAAGATAGCATTAGTGATTTGACCTGTATTAGTGGCAAACGCATCTACTAAACCTGGGGTTGTTAAGATGTTGAATCTGTAATCATCTTGGTTGCTTAATAAAGCAATCATATTATCATAATCACTACTGTCCAAACCTTGTGTATCAATATTGCTAATTTCGTTATAGAATTTAGCACCGGCAGGAGTAATTGTTCCTGTAGCAGCACCAAAGCTACCGCTGGTATTTACTGGGAGTGAAGATGTATATTGTGATTTTGCAACACCATTGTTATCGTAGTAATTTGGAGTTGTGTTATTTACAGCTTTAACTCTTACGTAATTTGATCTATTAGCGTAAGAACCACTTGTTTCAATTTGGTTTGTAGTTGGGTTGTAATTTTGTTTTTGATCACCAAGTACAGCTGCTATATAGTTTGCTTGAGTTGGGTCTAATGATAAGTTAGTCCAAGTTTCTAATACAACTTGACTATTTGTAGTATCATTACCTTGTCTAATTAATAAGGTAAATGTACCTGAACCTGTATTAGAATTTTGTACAGCCCATCTAATGTTATCAGAAGAACCACTTGGTAAAGCACCAGATGAATCTTGAGT